GTTTTCACGCCGCCGACCACCTGCTCGACAGTCGGGATGAAAGTGGACGAAGACCGGACAAACCAGTGGCCTTTAGCCCAGTCAGGGATTTTGCCGTTCCTGTTCGGGCGGTCGCCATCCTTAACCGGAAATTCGATGTAAGGGAAAGGCACGTTAGGCAGCTCGCGCAGCATGACGGTCTGGCAGGCTTCCTTGAAGCCCTGCAGCGCCGGTTCATCATACCAGTTAGGCATAGTCTTGGGGAAGCGGATGAGGAGGCTGTAAGAGGGACTGTCGAGCGGCTTGCCCGCCATATCCTTGGTTTCGGGTTCAAACAGGCGCTTGGAGAACACGGCCTGCCCGTTGAAAAGATAGATGCTTACAAGATCACGAGCCATTTTTAACATCCTTACGTTGCACAGTTTTTGTTGCACATTCACACAGTCACACAGTAGAAAATACAGAGTTTCACGAGCGTATGCGGTTGTCAATACACAAGTTTGGCGTTGCCCGGCGGCTTGAAGGCCAGCTGGCTGACAATTTCCTTGCCCTGCGCACCCATTTTCTCTGCGGTGGCCGGTGTGACCGGATCCACGCCGCTGAGCCCGAAGGCCGTCATGAGCCGCGAGACCGCCAGCCGATCGTCCTGCCACTTGCGATGTGTCGAAGTGATGCCCACGCTGGCGTCGGGCACTTTCTGGCCCGCGGCAAAGCGCCGCATCAGATCCTTCTCGAGATTTTTCCTGAAGTCATCAAGGCCACGTAATACGCGCAGCAGGCGCACCGCCGTCTCGCTCGGCACTTCTGTCGGCATGAATTTGACCGACGTCATGATCATGGGCAGCATTTCCTGCGTCGCCGGGCAGTTGCCGAAAGCTGAGCAATAGCGGCAGTGGCGGCCCGGGATCGGTCCCTCGCCGCCGAGACCGCGATCGACCGCATCGAGCACCAGCTCGCGGTGAAACTCCACCGCCTCGAGCGGCACAATCGTCTGCTTGACGTCGGGCTGATCGCCAGCTGTCCGGCTGTTCGGCTGAATGATCACATTGCGGTAGAATTTCGACGGGCCAAATTCTTCCAGAATCGCCACGTCATAAGTCATAAGCTGCATGTTCTGATCGACGAGGATGTCCATCGCGCCGTTCTTGTAATCAACCAGCGTGGTGATGTCAGGCTTGGGCTGCATGATGTCAGCAGTGCCCCAGACGTCGTCATTGAGGCGCACCTGACGCTCGACCAGCACCGACGTAGGCCCGCCCAGCTGCCGGATGAAGTCCAGCACCAGCTCGACGCCATAGGCCACGTCGTCGCTTTCCTCGTCAGGGATGGGCGCGCCAAAGATCGCGGTCTCGATCAGGGCGTGGATTCGCGTGCCCTCCCTCGAGGCGTCGCTGTCCACATTTGGCAGGGTTGCGCCGATGATGGCGCTGTAGGGGCAATTCAGCCAGCGTGCGGCGCTGCTGGGGGCAAAATTCGCGTGTCGTCCCACTAGGTTCTCCTCCAATTAAAAAAGGGCCATCCTAGTAGGATGACCCTAATTTTAGCTTGACAGCTTTTTAAGCGCCGCCGCCCGTCTTGTAGATTTCGATCAGTTTTTCATCCGGCACCGTGTAGATGACGTCACTCAGGAAATGTTCCTTGGTCACCGTCGGCGGCAGGTTGAGCGCCCGCTGCATGCACCATGCATAGACCTGCGGCTCGCCATGCTGGGCCGAAAGCGTGTTGAGCAGATTTTTCAGCTGGGTGACCGCCGGGCGTTCCGCTGCGCCATTGGGAGCAAAGGGGCCAGCGCCGGGTGCGAAGGGCTGCTGTTGCGGCTGCTGGGGCTGCTGGGCGGTGAACGGGTTGGACGGCTGGGCCGCCTGCGCCTCGTTCGGCTGCGCCGGAGCCGGAGCTTCAGCCTTCCTGCTGGTGCGCGTGCGGGTCGCCTTCGGAGCCGCCGCAGCAACTTCCGGGCCTGTCGGAGCCGGGCCAGCAGTTCCAAACAGCATATCGAGCGTGTCGCTGATTTCCTCCAGCGTGTCGCCGGAAATCGTAATTTTACCCATGTCTGCCTCTTTCTGGTGATTAAAGTATTCGCCTGTCTAGCTGACTACGATCGTATTCGCTTGTCAAGCCTTGTGAAGGATGCCCACGCTATCAACTGCGCCTCGAGCTGTCCAGCCGCGGCGGCCATCATATTCGCAAAAAAGATGCTTGGCATCGAGCGGATAGGAAGGCGAAAACCAACGCACCTGCCCCAGCGTGACAGTCGGGATCAGCCAAAGATTGCGCCCAATCAAATAGGTAGGGTCGCCAGACGGCTCGACCCATTTCGGCTTGCCATGGCGCGACAGCAGCGAGCCTTCGGCAGCTCCCTTGCGCAGATCGCCACCGACCATGCGGTCTATCTCGTCAAGCTTGGGCACGTCGTCATCAGGCTCGGCACCTACCGTTGGTCCGTTCTGAGCCCGGCGCTTGGGCGGCTTGATCATGTCGAGCGCGCCGTGGCGGAGGATGTTGCCGCCAAAATCGCAGACGACACAATCATAGGCCAGCTCGGACAGGCGCGCGCCGCGGCCCAGCGACTGGGCGTAGAGCAGGGCAGACTTCATCGGGCGGCAGAACGCCATGAAATCAATATCGGGCACATCAAAGCCTACGTTAAACATCGCCACCGAAACCAGAATCTCAAAAGCACCCTTGCGAAACGCCTCGACATTGGCCACGCGCCCGCCGTTGCCGGTGTGGACCGCCCGGGCGTCAACGCCAAGCTTGCGCAGCTCGGCCTCGAGGGCGTTGGCGTGCTCGATGTCACAGGCGAAGATCAGCGCCCGGTGGCGGTCTTCCTCCCGCATGGCGGCCAGCAAGGCGACAGCGTGCTCTGGGGCCAGCGCCACGCCTCGATTGGTCAGCTCCTGCCCAGACCACTCACCTTGCGAATTGGTCTTCAGGCCCTTGGTGTCAAAGTCTTTGGCTTCAGCTGGGACCGCTCGCAGCGGCTTGACGTAGCCGTCCTCGAGCGCCTCGATGAAGCCATAGTTGTAAACTTTGTGGCCGAATGTGTTCTCGAGCGACCCGGTGCCGTCCTCGCGCCAGCCAGTGCCGGTCACGCCGCGGAAAAAGGCGTTGGGCAGGCCATCCTTGATCCGCAGGTAGAGCGAGGCCGAGCCGTCTTTGTTCTCCTCCATGCGCGCCCGGTGCACCTCGTCAACGATCACCGCGCTGACGTCCTGAAAATAGTTGAGCCGTTTGGCGATCGTGCCGACGGTGCCGACCGTCAGATCGGCGAAGACCGAAGACTGGCCCAGCGCGGCGCTGCAGATGGCAGGGTTAAGGCCAAGCCACTTGCAGGCGTGGGCGTTCTGTTTGACCAGTTCTTCAGTGTGGGCGACGATCATCACCCGGTTGCGCGGTCGGAGCAGGGCTCGCTTGGCCAGACTGCCCATGACCAGCGACTTGCCAGAGGCGACCGACATTTCAGCGTACGCGAATTGGTAGGGAGCGGTGGCGAGGGCGTCAACAGCCTCATTTTGGTGTCGGCGCAGGGTGACTGACAGGATCTGCTCGTCAAAATGCAAATTCACGATTCTGCTCCTGTAATTGACAAGCGCATACGATGCACGTAGGGTTCGTGAAACGCAAGAAAGGATTTAACTCAGTGACAAAAGTAATGGAAGTCCCGCCCTTTGTGCCTGTGGCAGAGCAGACGCCCGCTCCGGTCATCGAACCGATGGTGGTCATGACGGTTCGCATCAGCCCTAGAAAGAAGGATGCGATCAAATTACTGTTTCGCAAAGACCCGGACATCAACAGCGTGTCGCACGTCGTCCAGCTGGCGATCGATGAATATCTTGCCAAACACGGCTGATCCACGCGATCTGGTCGATTATGTCGAAGACACGCTGCAGATGCACGCTGCGGCTGTGTTCACGCGCGCGTGTAAAAAGACCGTGTGGTTTCACGTCCCCAATGGCGGGAAACGCAGCAAGGCGACCGCCGCGCGCCTCAGAAAAATGGGCGTGCGGCGTGGCGTAGCTGATTTCATCCTGCTATGCCGGGGGCTGGCGATCGCTGTCGAGCTGAAAACACGCAAAAAAGGTCGGCAATCCGATGATCAGGAAGGCTTTGAGATTCGCTGGACAGAAAATGGCGGCGTCTATGTGCTCGTTCGCACGCCTTCCCAGATCGAGGGATTAATTTTCAGATTTGGTCTCGATTGAGGGTTGACACCCGAATACGCCTGTCCTAGCCTACACAGACCAACACAACAGGTGCCTGATGAGCGACCGACAATTCGAAATAAACTCACACGTTTTGGAGCCAGATGACCCGCAGCGTAAAGCTGTCGAGGCTCTAGCCGTTGAAATCAACATGATTTTCCACGGACACGAAATCGACACCGTGCTTAACAGCATGGCGTTTACTTTGGCCAACTTCATGACTGACAAAAGCGAAGACGAGCGTCAGAAGTTGCTCGCCGTCTTTGTTGACGTCGTGAAAGCCAATACCCGCAACATGGCCGGAGAGGCCACTGCCTGACACAGAAAGGAGGGCGAAATGTTCGAAATTCTCGCCTTCCTCAAGACTTTCTTCAAGACTTTCAGGATCAGCCTCAAGTTGAACTTGGATTTGGGCGTGGTCGCCGACATGGAGGCCACTGACGAGACGCCCTGAAATATGCAATGCCCGGGAGGCGTCTCGTCCTCCCGGCGCTACGACACCGAAGGAGAACGGCGTGGCAGTGATTTTAGAAAAAGAGGCCAAAGAAAAATGGTGCCCTTTCACCAGCGTCAGTGCAGCCCCAAACATTGATTCTCTAACCATCACCAACCGCGGCGACCGCATGACATCCCAGACTTCTTTTGCACAGGACAGGGAGCTGTGCCGGTGCGTCGGCAAAGACTGCATGGCTTGGCTCGTCAGTTCCGAGCGCAGCGGCTCCTGCGGCTTGGTGCGCTGACCATGAGGCTATCCAAGGAAGCCAAAGCCGCGGTGGAGCTGCTCGTGCAAGCTGGCCACCAACCAGAGGTGACGTTCGGGAAAAACTTCAAGATCAGAGCCCCCGGCATCCCAATGATCGTCTGCCCCAAAACGTCGTCGGATTACCGCGGCCTCGCCAACACCATCGCCCTGACGCGGCGATTCATCCGAAATGCAAGAGAGACCGCTTAACATGGCATCGCCTTACGTCGAAAGAGAAGCCAACATCGTGGCCATGTGCAAGGCGCTCGATGACTGTCCCGACCTTGAATCCGTGCTGGCCCGCGCCCGCTGCTACATGAAACACAACATTGACAACTGGGCCGCTGACATTGAGGCCGCCCGGCGTCAGAAAATCCGCCGCGACTTGGTCATCGTCAACAAGGAAAACGCGAAATGAAGCACGTGGAAATCGTAGCCGCCGCCACCGTCCTTTCCCAGCAGGCGGGATTGGCTCATGGCGTTGCCTACCGCATGATCGCTGACGCCATCGAAGAGACGAAGGGGAAGCTCGAGCCCGAGCAGAATCCGCCCATTTTCTATGACACGCTGGAGCAGGCCAACATCGCCCGCCAGCTCGAATGGAAAAACAGCGACAAGCTCGACCTGTCCTACTTCGGCAACGCCGCCGCCGGTGAGATGGGCGAAGCCTGCAACGTCGTCAAAAAGCTCGAGCGTGAACGCCTTGGCCTCGAGGGCTCGCGCGCCACCATCGCCGATCTGGCCACTGAACTGGCCGATGTGGTGATCTACGTCTCGCTGCTGGCCATCAAGTCTGGCATCGACCTTGACCGGGCCATCTTCGAAAAATTCAATGCGACCAGCGAAAAGCTGGGCTTCAGGACGAGGCTGCACGGATGATCGACGCCGAGCAACTAGAACAGTTGGAACGGCACATGAGCCGGAACGATCGCATGATCGGGACCGCGCTGATCCTGCTGATCGCCATCGACATCATCGCGTTCGGCGCAGCCGGATGGGTCTTTGGCGGCTGGATCTTGGGGAAGCACTAGAATGTGTGACTGCGCCAGCAACATGAACGAGATGCTGGTTGAAAAGAACACTAGGCTGGCTTGCGCTTTCCGCATCGTCAGAGGTCATTTGGTGGCGATTCCTACGCTGCTATCGACTGAAAAAATTAATCGCTACGGGCCGCAAAAACTGCCACTCGTAGTTCCGACGTTCTGCCCCTTTTGTGGCGTGAAGTATGACATTGGGGAAACAGAACCTGACTTGACTATAGCCGAATCATGAAGAAACATGGCCATCGCCATGGACACCGGAGGAAGAAAGTATGAAAGTTAAGAGCATTGCTACCGCTTTCGCGATGATCGCGATCGGCGTCACCCCTTCGCTGGCGCAGAACGCCATCGGCGTCGGAACCGGTATCTCCAACTCGCGCTCCAGCTCCGCTGCTGTCGCCGACCCCGTCCAGAACAATCGCAACACCGCGTTCTCCGGGGCAAACTCCAACTCCAATTCGGCCTCGCGCTCCAACGTCAATTCGCGGATCAATTCGAGCCAGAATGTCGGCGTCCGTTCGGTCAACGCCAACCAGTCTGGCGCGGCCAACACCAACACTTTCAACTCGACCACCACCGGCCAGTCCCCGGCGGTGTTTGCGCCCGGCATGAGCGCCGCGGGCATCGAGTCCTGCAACGGCTCCGTCTCGCTGGGCGGTGCCGCTGTGGGAGGCGGCGGCGCGCTGGGTTTTCCTTGGCAGGATGGCCCCTGCAACAAAAGGCTCAATGCCCGTACCTTGTGGGCTTTTGGACAGCGCGAAGCCGCGTTGCAGACGCTCTGTATGGACGATGAGCTGGCCGTCTCGATGACCGCTGGCGGCGTCCGCTGCCGCGTCGGTCGCTATGCCACGGTCGCCGTCGCCGAGCCCTATGGCCACCCGGTCTTCAAGGGCGAGTACCATGGCCCGGTCCCCGGCGAAAAGTCTCGTGAGCTGAAGGCGACCGATCTGAAGGCCGCCGCTTACTTCGACAAGAAAGGGCACCAGTATGTCGTCGCCTCTTGCGGCGAAAAGGGGGCGCGCAAGTCCGCTGACGCGGGCGTCTGCGTGAAGATGGCCTCCAACTAATCTTGCGTCCCCGCTTTTGCAACTGGCGGGCGTGGCGGGTTAGCTCATCAGCTGCCACGAAAGCAAGCTGGCCGCCGATCGCGTAGGGAGAAGGGCTTGACCCCTCCCAGATCGGCGGCCATGAGTTTCGAACTTGCGTCCCTCTGTGGAGAGCCGAGGCGTGTTGGATTTTACTGAACGGGTCTAGCACGAAAGCAAGCAAGCCACTGGCCGACCCTTCCTACGCGGTTTCAGGTTGGCCAGTGGTCTTGAAAGGAATCCGCGCCGGGGCGGTCTCCCCGGTAATTCACGTGAAGTTAAGGAAAATACGCATGAAAAAGATCCTTGTTCTCGCCAGCGCGCTGGCTCTGTTCGCGGCTCCGGCTTTCGCGCAGGTCACTGCGTTCGGCGTTGGCGGCGGGGCCGTCATCACCAACTCGCACTCCACGACCGTGACGGGCTCGCTGGGTCATGCCTCCGCGATCGGCGGCACGACCGCTGGCGCGACCGGCGTTGCCGGTGGTGGCGGCGTCGCCGTTGGCGGCTTCTTCGGTCCGTCCATCGCGGGCGGTGGCGGAGCTGGCACGGCTTCGTCCACCTCCAGCACCCTTGCCGCGTCTTCGGGCAATGGCATCGCCGGTTCGACCACGTCGGGCGGCTCGAGCGTGATCGCTGTCGGTGGCGGCGTCGCGGGTCACTAACCTGACCGGGGCCGCTGGGAGCCTTCCCCAGCGGCCTTCCCCTCCCCTATAAAATCCCTTGGAGTGCATCGTGAAGAAAATTTTGTTGGCTGTCGCCATCATCATGGCGGCATCGCAGGCGTATGCCCGGCCCCACCTTCATCGCCATCACGCAGCCCCTCCAGCAGCGTCTGCGTTCTCAAATCCCTTCGAGGCTTTTGCAGCCCTGTTCGCGCCACGCATGGTCATGGGCCGCACCGGCCTCCTCGAGGTCGCAGAACACTACGTAGGCCGCGGCAATGTCACCGGCTTCAACGGAAAGTGGTGCGCCGCCTTCACCAATAAGATTATGTCGGAGGCCGGATATAAGCATAATGATTCGCTCGCGGCGATCGATAAGCTTTATGATGGGCAACGTGTGACCAACCCGGTCCCGGGTGATCTGGTCGTCATGAGGCACCACGTCACGATCTTTGCGGGCTTCGACAAGATGGGCCGCATCGTGGGGCTCGGCGGCAACCAGAATCATAACGTCAACCGGCGCGTCTATACCATGAACCGCGTCGTGGCCTTTGTGCGCCCCGATCGCCGTGCGTAGGAGGCAAAGATGGCGCAGGCCCCTGACCATACTGACTGGATCACCGTAGCCTTGTGGGCTCGAGACGCCGCCATCAGTAAGCTCACACCCTGCGCCAGCTCCGATTGCATGCTAATCCCGACCAACGCCGGACGACACCACGGCAACGATTGTTTCTGCTACAACCGTCGGCACGCCATGATCGAACTGGCCAAGATCAACAACCAGTTTGCCCACGACGTCCGAGAGGCCCTGAAATGTTCTGGATCGGCTTCATCTGCGGCTTCATCGTCGCCCCCATCGTAATCCTGATCGCCATCATCATCCTAGTCACGCAATGAAGGAGAAATCATGCGCCGCATCACTCTAGTCGTTTTCGCCACAGTCCTCATTTCGAGCGGGGCGCAGGCCCGGCACCACAACCATGGGCAGCTCAGCCTCTATGGCATGAGCCGCGGCGTCCACGTGCGCCACGCGGCCCCTGTGTTCCATGCAGCGGCCCCCGGGCTGCAGGTATGGCACCGTCGCCACCACCGGCGCTATGTCGAGCCTGCGCCCATGCCCGAGCCCGTCGAGCCCGCCATCACTGCGCAGAAGCCTGCCGAATACAAGCTGGCCAAGGTCAAGGTAGTCGCGCCGCTGGTGTTTGATCACTCGCTGCTGTTCGATCCTGCGCCGCGGATGCCTACCGACCACTTTTCGAAGGCGGCTCCTTGGGCCGGTACGCTGTCCTATTGACGCTCGAACCCGAGCCAATCCCCGAGAGAAGCCTGAAAGTCATCGAGCTGTGGAACGAGGGCAAAAGCACTGGCATCATTGCTGGCGAGCTTGGCATGACGCGCAGCGCAGTCTCGGGGGTTGTCCATCGTCTGCGGGGCAGGGTGGCGATCACTCGCGGCCACCGGCCCCTGACGTTCAAGCGCCCGCCGCCGAGGCCGCCGAGACCGCCGAAGGTGCCAAAAGCGCCAGAGCCGCCTCCGCCGCCGCCGGAAGGCTTGGGGATCTATGAGCTGAAAAACACGTCATGCCGGTGGCCGATCGAGGGCGTCAAGCTCAGTATGCGCTATTGCGGCGTGACCACATATGATCCGCCCTACTGCGAGCATCACAGCTCGATCGCCTACGCCGCCCCGTTCACACGCCTGCGTAGATGAAAATGTAACAGCCAAGCGACGGCTGCACGTTGGTGTGGCCGCCGTTGCTGCCTTGACCGCCTATGGTGTTGCCGCTGTAGCCGATAGTGACAGCTGGCTGCTGCCAGTCAGAGTAAACAGTCTGGAACTGCCAGCTGGGACCGTACTGAGCCCCCGGCGCTTGGTTTTGGTTGGAGAGGATTCCTCCGATGCCATGCTGGTGGGCGGCTTGATATGCGCCATGAAGATGGTTGCCGCCGCCATGGTCATGGTAAGGGATCTGGCTGATGTCCAAAGTGACAGCTGAAACACCGCCAGCTTGAGCGAAATTAACGCCCGGCGTGACGCCTTGATTCTGGTCAGCATGAGACAGCACGCGACCAATCAGATTCGGGACGTTGAAAGTGGTCGAGCCGTCGCCAACGCCGTAATAGCCGCCGATGGCCGCAAACAATGCGCTGTACGTTGTGCGAGGAACTGCCTGACCGTTGCACAGAAGCCACCCACTTTGTGCAGCTGGAGCCGCGGAGTGCTTGTAGTCTCCGACTGCAAAAGTTGCGGAAGTGATGCCAGAAGAGCCAAGCAGAAGCGCCCCGCCGCCGTCACACCATATTAGCGTAGACTGGTTTCTCGAAACCAATATCTGGGTCGCAGATCCGCCAAAAAATACGTTAAAGCCACTTGCTGATGTAGTGTTATTTGACACAACCCAAAGGCCATTGGTCGCTGCTGGGACGTGGATGTACGTGTTCTGAGTCACTGCGCCAGTCAGCGCCAATCTCATGGGGATGCAACTCGCGTTAGCAAGAACCCCGCCCGGATCTAGTGGCCACGTCTTTGTGAGAAGAATATCGGTAAGAAGGTTTCCTTGGAGATTCATAGCCTGCGTCGCACCAAGCGCAGCATCGATCATGTCAAAATTCTGATTGAGGGGCACATCCCAGCCAGTGTTGTTGAACGCTGGCTTTATGATGTTTTTGTTCGTGGTGTAGGTGAAGCTGTTGACCATGGCCGGGCCCTCCGCAGCGCCCCCTTAGAAGATAGTTGACAGGCGAATACGGCTGTCGTAGCTTATGGACATCGGAAGGAGAACGATATGCCGTTTTTGATTGATGTGAAGCCCAAGGGCAAAAAATACTGGGTCGTGGCGGCGACCGAACCAACTGAACAGCTTGCAAAAGACGTCATCGCGAAATGTATAGAGAGTGGCGTTCCGCCTACCGAAATTCGGTTCACTGAGCTGGACGAGGCTCGCATCAACTGGCGCATCGCCCAAGAAAAAGCAGACCGCAAGCTGCGCAAATACATCAAGGCCAATGACCGGGCTTTCAATCTGCAGACCAAGATCCGCTGATGCCGGGCCCGGTCCCCTACAAGATCATCCGCCTCGAGGACGCCAAGCGCATTGCTGAAATTCTCGACGGCAGACACCCGGACCGCGCTCACAAGCCGATCCGGTCCAGCAAGCGGATCAACGGCTGCTGGCGCATCGAAATCATGAAACGTGAGACTGGCGAGCACATCGGCCTCGTTATGGTCTGAAGGAGAACAAAATGTGTGGCATGCTTATCGGAAGTATCCTCTTCGGCCTTTTTATGGGCTTTCTATTCAGCAGGTGTGGCTAAGATGGAGCTGCTCTTCAGCCTGCTGTGGCTCATGTTCACTGCAGCCCCTTGGCTCCTGATCGGGGCCACCCTGCTCCTTATTTTTAGATCGCCGCCTGCGCGACGTTGAGCGCCTTGGCGATGTGTTCATCAGGCTGGTGGAGGAGGACCGACGTGCGGCTCTTCTCCGCCTTTTTTGCTTTCTCGATGTGCGTGAACAGGCGATCGACCAGATGCTGATGGCCTACTCTGCCGCCTCGAGCGTGTCCGGGCAAGTCTGGTTCGTTGAGCCGGGCCGCGTTGGCTCCGGTCATCATGTCAAGCGTAGGCTGTGCGACGTTTGCCGCGCGATTGCCAAAAGAGGCAGGCGCGCCAGCCAACTCTTTTCTCGCCGGATTGCCAAAGAAATGCTCGCCAAGCTTTTCGCCGATGCCGCTGGCTGCGCCAATGCCAAGCGCAGTTATCGGATTGTGGCCAAGAAAATGTGACGCCGCTCCCATAGCTCCTGCAGCTGCAAGAGGTTTGGCGACGCTTGCGACCCTCGAGCCCACTGAAACAGGTTCAGGCGTCCCGTGTTGCGCCTCAAACGCTTTTCGGCTGGCGTTCAGTGTGTTGATCTGCGCACGGTCCGCAGGGTTGGAGAAAACCTGTTTGCCGACAGGCGAAGACATGACTTGATCGATTTTAGCTGAGTCGCCGCTCAAAAGCCGATTGCGCAGGTAGTCGTCCACCGTGCTGCCGAGACCAGCAGATGACATATGACTGTATAGTCCCGGGCCTGTCTTTTTGTTGAGCAGGGCGTCTTCCAGTTTTGCCCCAGCCAGATGCAAATCAGGACCATTGCTGGCGTCAAGAGCCCCATGAGCCCCCGTGACTGCTGTCGGAGCGTCATCGCCAAACAAAGTTCGCTCTTTGGCGTGAGCCGCCCGGGCGTCTAGTAATTGCTTGTTGATCGCCGGACCATTGGCGCTGTTGCTGAAAAAAGGAGGGTGAGCAACAGCATGCGAAACACCTTGATCCAGCCCATTGATAGCTTTTTCAATGACACGTGAATCAGCGCCGGGCACACCCATCCCGCTCTTAGTCGCCGCACGAAGGTTTTGACGTAGCTCATCGATGTGTGACAGATCAAGAACACCAGTTGGCGTATTGGTCAGCCCTGCATGAAACCTGTCTAGCGCCGCTTGCGTCGGGCCCCACTTGTCTGCGCCACGTGCATAGTCTGGATTGAAGAAAGCTCGATCAGCTCCAGCTGCGCTACTCTGCACCCATTGACTGAGGTAAGGAGCAGCTTCGGGAGAAAATTCACCCGGATTCTGCCTCCAAGCGTCATAAGCTGCCTTGGTGTCTCCTTTATGGGCTTGTCGCGCATCATGCCACGCCTGCCCAAGATCGACAGGTGCCGACGGCGTGCCGCCCATGCCTTGGATCCGCTCAGTCGCTGCAGCAGCTCCAGCTCCTGACCGGGCGCTCGCTGCAGACTCTGCGCCAGCCACTGGCGCATATCCCGTAGCCGCGCCACGCGGCGGGGCCACTCCAGTAGACGACTGCATTATCGATTCACGCACGGTTGCAGGCGTCATGCCTTTGGTGTTGATGTTTTCAGCAAGGGCCGTAAGTTGAGCTGGCGTAAGATCCGCTGGTGAGATGCCAAGGCCGGTGCGAGACAGCGTAGAGGCCAGCCGTGCGTCATTGGCTAGGTCAGCCCCACGCACTGCTGTGAGCATGCGCGTGCCGCGCAAAGCTGGATCTGCAACAGACGCAATGTCCAACGCGGTCCCCGGAATGTCCTCGCCGATGTTCTTTTTCCAGCCCTCGCTGGTCAGCCATTTGTTGTAAAAGTTTTTACCTGCCTCTTTCGCGCTCTCGACGACACTGCCGGGGTTCTGATATGCGCGAGTTGCAGCAAGCGCGCCGGACACCAAAGGGTTGTCGGTGAGATGCTTTGCCCCCTCTTTTGCCGCTTCTTTGTCGCCGGAGGCCATGGAAATCATATTGCCAACCGGATTCAGCGAATTGAGCGTATTCTCAGCGCCACGATAAGCGCCAACCGCCGTCCTTGCAGCAGCGCCGGGAATGTTAGCCGGTGCTTTGGCCAACACCTCGCTCCACGGCTCGTTGGGACGCACTGGAAAAACTGGTTGAAAAGAGTCACTCGTGACTGGTCGATCGTCTCTGGGCTCGCTTTTCCCGGGCAAGCCAAGAGAAGAAAAATCATAGCCTGCGTCTCCGCCTTGGTCAGACTGAACCGGAGCTTCTCGTGCTGCTGGCGGCTTCGCCCCCACGCCAGAAAAATCATAGTCTTCAGCCATGGCTGTTCACTCCGGCTTTCACTGTCTGGGCGGCGCTTTATGCGGGAAGAAACTGCTGATGTGCATGCTGGGATCATAACCCGGCATGGCCTTTCTCGGGTCGCCATTACCGGCTAGGCGACGCTCAATTTCTGCTTCCGTAAACTCGCCATTGAACGCCCGCTTCATGAAGTCACTCGGATGCATCATCAAAGAAGTTAGCTGCTGCTTAGCAGCATTAAGGCGACCTTTATTGGCGTTGTCATAATTGGTGGGAACATTTTCAAATGAACGCTGCGGCCCTCCTGCTTTGGTGGACGAATATTTGTAAGCCGAATCCAGCTCCTTGACGCGCTGCTGATCGACCAGCAGCTGCGCCATCATAGCAGAGCGCACTTCAGGCTGCATGTCGATATTGGGCAGGCTCATGGCCAAAGCTTGCCGTGCAGCGTTTGAGTGCTGCCCAAAAGCATCTGAAGTCTGAGCGGCCAAAAAATCTTGGTTCTTGGCCATGAATTGCTGCGCAGCATTGGCGTCAGTAAATGCTGGTATAGGGTCTTTATAGCCAGCCTGCTTCAACAGCTGCATGTATAGCGCATAAGCATTTGCGATATTACCGGCCTGCGGACCACCCACGCCTTGAGCATTGGCGTCAGCAACATGCGAAGCATACGAATGAAGACGGCTGTCTGTCTCTCTGGCTGTATTGGCAAGAGCAGCCACTTCATTTTTCTTGGCCATGGCGGCCCCAGCCGTGCTTTTGTTTTCCAAAGCCAGCGCACGCTCCGACTTATCTGTGTCCAGCGCCTTGTCCGGGTACACCACGCCCGGCATCAAATCTGACACCTTGCGTTCCCCAGTATCAACGACATGCGCGCCACCGCCAGTGACCGGAGCGCCGCCTCCACCCTCATCCGGTTTAGCAACAGGAGTTACTGCGCCTCTTTTGGTTGGCGATTCCCAAGGAACTGGAGTGACGCCGCCAAGCGTATTAGGGTCACGCCAAGCAGCCCCGGGATACGCTTTTTGAAATTCATCCGCCTCCACGTCTTTCACAACACGCGGCCCTTGCGGCGTGTCCCAGATGTGGCTGCTGAACGGCGTGCCAGCCCAGTTCTGCGTGATGGTGCCGCGCTGCCAGTTGGCCGCAACCTCACCTGCCGTGCGGGCTGCGCTTTCTTTAGTGCCCTGCTGCTCTCTTCCGATTTCCGCACCCGTCTTTCCGATGTTGGTAGCGCCGTGCGCCTGCGCAATTTCCTCGTCACGCTCCTTGCCATAAGCCTGCGCGCCAGCGCCCAGCCCCTGCAGCATCGCCGAGCCTAGATAGCGACTGTCGGACGAGGCCATTGCGCCAAGCCCGGTCAAGATCGGAATGACCATGCTCCGATGCTTGTCCATCCAGTTGGGGCCTTCTTCAGTTGCAGCATTGGCAATTTTCAAGCTTTGATTGACCGCAGCATCAGGCCCTTTGCCGCCGCCATAATTGTCGCTGTAGCGAGCAGAAGCCGCCCCGCCGCCCCTTGGAACAGAAGCAGGCGTAGGTGCAAGAACTTCCTGCGCCGTGCGACGGGCGTTAGGGATAGCTGCATCAGGCGGCGGCTCCGTAAGCTTGTTCGCCGCAAGCACCGCAGGATCCGGCTGCGCAAAGGCAACGTCGCTAGGTAGATCGGCCATCGTCAAGCCTCTTCATCTCTGCGCGGCGGCACGAGACCGCCTGAAGCATAATTATATCCCAGTTTGCGCATGGTGGTCGTCCACGCCGACCAGCCGCTGTTGCGGATGTGATTGGCCGCAAAGGCCAGCTGCTTCTCCCATGTGCTCGGATCGAAGACATCGATGCCAGCGCGCCGCATGTCATCACCCATGCCCGCATGAGGCATCTTCGGATTGATGCCGCCAAAGTGCGCTTGGATCACCCCAAATGAAGACCTGCCGTCGCCGATGTTGTCGATCAGACCGCCGCTTTCCTGCTGAATCATGCGCTGGAAAAGATGCGGGTCGATGCCGTATTGACGGGCAATTTCAGCCGCACGGTTGAACACCTGCCCGACAGACGGAGCCTGCCAACCGCCATAGTCGTGGATCGTCGCCGGTGAGCTGGGGCTGACGTTGCGGCCACGCGCGCCGGGGATTCCCTGCTCGATCGCCTGCTGCGCGGGCGCAATCCGAGGCGTCGGCGCGTAGGCGTTGGCCCCATACGAAGGCTGCATCGCTCCGGGGATCTGCCTTGCGGGCTGCGGAGCCACCGGGACCGTGTGCACGATATGCGGCTGCAGCGGCGCAGAAGGGTTGAGCCCAGCCGCTGCCGGACGCACCGGCGGCGTCACAGGCGCAGGCGCAGCTTTCTTCACAAGCCCGGCGTCGGGCGGCGGCAGTGGCCGCGGGGGCTCATTGACATCAGCGCGCACTGGCCCCGGAGGCATTGGGGTCGGCACGCGATTGGGAAGCTTTGCGCCGGGCTGATCGGGGTTGCCGCCAATGTCTTCCTGATTGAGCGCCCTATTGGCGACTCGAGGATCCAGCCCGGGCATGACGCGCGGCGGGTTCTGTTGAAGGTCTGCCTTCAGCGGATCGGCTCCCAACCCCTTCTCGTAGCCCGCAAACGGGCTACCCTCAAGTTCGCTCCGATCAAGTGGCGACGGCGGCCTGCCGGGCGTGAAATTGTCAGGAGCCATGGCTGCAACAGAATTATCGCCACGCAAGGCGTCAGCCATGGCCGTGCGGTCTCCTGCAAGACCAGCTGCAAAGGGCTCGGGCAACGGATTATCTGGCTTGTTCGGCGTGAAGCCTTCCGGGGCCATGTCCCTCGAGTGCGTGTCTTCAAGCGTGAACCGTTTCGCACGATCGAAAGGCTCGGGCAGCGGATTGTCTGGTCCGTTCGGCGTGAAGCCTTCCGGGGCCATGCTCCTGCTATGTTCGCCCGCAGGCGCAAAGCGATCGGGCTCTGCGAAGTGATCGGGCAGCGCGTGGCCAAGACCAGCCGGGCGCTCGGGAGGCAGCGGCGCATTTTCTTTCGGCAGCAGGCCGCCTTCGCGCTCGAGCAGCGGAAGATCGTCATCGTCTTCGCGCTGAACCGCGCCCATCGGAATTTCGTCGCCATCCTGCACGCCGCCGCCTTTGGCCAGCATGAACAGCGGCGCGATCTTGCCTATCACACCGGCGATCGAGCCCAGCGCACCCATCGCGCCGCCGCCGCCGCCACTGTCACCGCTCTTCTGTGGCGCGGGCTCCATTGACTTCTGTTCGGATTTGTCCTGCTGCCAGCTTTTGTCGTCGGGAATGTCGAGGCCGCCAGTGTCTTGGTACGGCACATCGCCTCCTCCTTCTCCTCCTCCAGCCAGACCGCCGCGCACAAAGCCAAGCGGCTTCCCGTTGTAAGACGGGCTGTACATGCCCTCTTGGCCCTGCGCCTGCGAAGCCTGCATCAAGCCGCGCGCGTTCATCATCTGGCCGAACGGCGACAGATCGGGCGAGTACATGAACGGATTGGCCTGCTGGACGGCGTGCTGTTTCTCCTGCACATCGTTGGCGCGCTGCTGGGCCTCCTGCGCCTCGCCGAGCCCCTTCAGGTAGTCAGCGGTGGGCGACACGACGTCCGGCCCGTGGGTCGGCGCGCCAGTGACGACAGGCGCAGGCTGGCCGCCATCGGCCAGACCGCCATGCGCAAAGGGACCGTTCCATGTCGGCGGCGTGCTCTGCCGCATCTTGGCCTCGTTCTGCATCATGCTCGCTTGACTGGTCTCGGGCATCATGGGCGGAGGCATGGATGCGGCCAGACCGCCACCCATGTCACGCCCGATGCGACCGCCGCGCGCGCCAAAGCCAACATCGGGAATTGCGCCTGCCAACCCGCTGACGTCAGGAACGTCTTGAGGGAGCAGCTCCGTAACTTTCGTTTCTGGCGCAGCAGTCTCGAGCGCGCCCTCATGCACTGGAGCTGCCGGAGCCGCAGCTGCCGGAGCAGCAGGCGCAGCCGGTTCAGCAGACTTGACGCTAAAAGGATTGTCACCGCTGCCGCCCGCTGCAGGGGCCGCATGACCAGCTGCAGGAGCTTCTCCGCCGCCTCCAGTCGCATCGTGGTATGCGCTCTTGGCGTCGCCCGCCATGCCCTTGACATCTTTGTACATGCCAAGGCCGCTCTGCACGAGACCGGCGGCCTGCTGCAATCCGCTCTTCTGTTGCTGCGGCATCGTGCCGGGCGTCAGCATGCGATGTGTCGGAGCTGCAGTCGATTGCTTGGGGACGTGACGATTGGCGGCAGTGTAAGGATCGAGCCCCGGCGCAGCGGCAGATCCTGCATGACCAAGGACGTTTGCTTCTTTTGTGTCGATGCCAGACCAGCTCGGGTCATACATGGAGCCGATGCCGCCGCCGAGGTCGAAGCCGCGGCCATGATCGAAATCGGTCACCGTGCCGCCGCCGCTGGCGCGCGCCGCCCGGCCATAATCGACCGTCTTGTAGCCGCCTGCGAGGCCGACCGCCTCCGGGTGTTTCTTCTCCACCTCGTCAGCCATGAAGCCGAGCCGGGTGAGTTTGTCGGGATCATCCTTGTAGTTGAAGCTATGGATCGGCAGACCGTTCTTGGCGGTGCCGATGCGCTTGACGTTTTCCTTGAGGCGACGATCGGAGAAAAAGCTCGAGGGCTGGGTCGATGTCGTGGTCTGGCCGGACAGCGCGCCGGTGCCTTCGGCGATGTTGGCGAGGAATTGCGCGGTCTGGAACGGATAGGACTGCTGCTGCAGGAATTGGTTGTAGAGCGCGGTGTTGCCCGCCTGCTGCGTCTGCTGCTGGACCTGCCCGGCCCCCATCAAAGCCTGCGCGCCTGCGAGGCCATATTGCTGCCCCATGCCAGCCAGCTGGCCGTACTGGCTCGCGCCAGCCATCTGACGCTGTAGGTTGGCCTGCTGGGCCTGCAGATCGACGCCCTGCTGCTGCTGGGCGGTTGAAAGCGCGGTGTTGTAGCCCTGCTGGAGGACTGGAGCCATAGCGTTGCCGTAGGCCAGCGACTGCTGCCCGGCGAGGTTCATCGCCGCCAGCCCGGAACGATCGCCGCCGAACGCGCCGCTCTTGATGGCGTTGCCCATCTGGCCGGATTGCGCCACCTGATTCTGCTGATTCATCAGCTGCGTCATCTGGTTGGTGACGTTCTGAGTGTAGGGATTCATATATTTGTTGATGGCGTCGGCGTTCAGATCGCTCGGGTTGGCCGCGCCCATCGCGCCCTGCGTCATGCCCATGGCCGATTGTACGCCCGGCTGGGCCGCGTTGGCGTAATCTGAAGTCGCCTGCAATCCTTGATTTTGCGCCGCCGTCAGCGGCGCGACAAAGGCGTTGGGGTCGCTCGAATATTGCTGGAACGGCGTCTGCGAGACCTGCTGCGCGTTGGCGTTGACCGCATTGTAGCGGGCCAGCACCTCTGGCGGTATCGTGACTTGCTGCGACGAAGTCTGTGACTTGCCTCCCATCGCCCTACTCCGCCGCTTCTTGTTCTGGGCCAGTGTTGGCCCCGTATAGCCAGTAGGCTCCGGCTGGCTTTCCAAAATGACGCTCGTATAGACGCACCTTACCAGCAGCGCGATGCGTTGACAAAACACCGATTAGCAGCGGCATCTCCAGCTTGTCCGAGACGACTTTGGCAAATTCACACAGCCGACTGGCGCGCCCGCCCTTGGCGGCGCGAAACTCCGGTCTGACGAAGATCGCACGCTCGCATATGACTGGGTCTTCGCTGTATGGCATGGTGTCAACGCGCAACAGGATGCCCGCCTCGAGCACGCCTTCGCTGCTCTCGATCACGCCTATGAGACCGTGATCATTGTTGAGGCTGGCCCACACCTCCTTGAGCACCTTCGGAGTGCTCATCGACAGCAGGCCGTTTTCTTCCGCGCACATGAAGGTGAGGTCCATGAAGTTGTGGACGTCATCTGGCACGCCGAAACGAACTTTCACATCCTCAGTCATGGCGAGGCCCCGGGAGCTTGCTCAAAGTCTTGATAGTATGGGCGCGATATTGTTTCACAAAGTCGTCAAGCACGCGGTGGCCGCGCTCCATATCGCCATCGCCTACCGCTTGCACCTCTTCAGGCGTGAGCGTGTATTCGCCGCCCGCCACCACAACTTTGACATCGGAGCCGGTTTTGCCTCCGGCGGCGTGGCCGGGCATTGTCGCGCCATAAGGCTTTCCCACGTCGCGGTTGTAAGGACTGCTTCCCGCCCCATAGGGGCCTCCCTTGTGATCATAAGGGGCCGCGCCAGCGCCTCGAGGAAGCCCGGCGAAAACCTGCTTCAGGTTCTTGAACCCGGCCATGGTGTTGCCCTCGCCGATGCCGGAGACGATGTCTGCCGGGATGACGTAGCTGCCCGATGGCACATGGACCGGCAGGTGATCGGTGCGGCCAGCGACCGCGCTGTGGATCGGGCCAGTGTGGATCTTCGCTTGGCCGCCGAGCAGCCCGCTGGGCGGAGCTGGCAGATCCTTCGGCGGAGGGATTGACGCTGGAAAGCCTCCGCCCGGCGCTCGATGCGCCCGGCGCGCAGTGTCCATGGCCGCGGCGATCGCCTGATTGCGCGGATGCCCGGCCTTGATCATTTCAGAGATATTGTTCGAAATCGCCGCTTTGCTGGCTGATTTGATGAGGGGCATCACTGGCCTCCCCTTGCGACGTTGCCGATAGAGTAGCTGGTAGTCACGATGCAGCCAGTGCCGGGGTTGACGGCTAGACCAAGATTAAATGGAAGGTCCACCCGATACACGCCAACCGTTGCTGGAATTGTGTAGAGCAGCTGAGAATTTGGAAAAGTTAGGGCGTCGGCGCGATCATAAAAGTAGCCGGGAGTGCTTCCCGCGTTGATCACGCTTACGACGCACAGGCGGCCAGACCCGGATGCTATGAGCGCAGGACCAGCCAAAGCTTCTGCTACCTGCGAACCGGCGATCAGCAGGGTCTGGCGCGATTGGTCGTTGATCGCCGTGACGATATTCTTGGCGACCGTGAGCAGATCATTCATTGACGACGTCATCGATCAGCCTCTCATGCCGCGATTGATCAGGACCAAAAGCAGGACGCAAATCACTGTGAGCAGAACAAGGTCGAACCAGATTTTTGCGCTAATACCGGCCATCTGGCGCTCCTCTGTAACGCAAGCCGCCTGTTCGCCAAAAAGTGCCAAGATCATTACTGAGGAGAGTTATTTGAACCAGCCGACCGCGAACGCGCGGCGAGATGAAATCTGTGCTTTGCGTCAGGTTGAAAGGCCCGATGATGTAAGGCTGCTGGCTCGGGAAATCCTTGACGCCAAAGCTGAGTTTGACCGTGGCGCTGGGCTGGGAGCCATAATAGCCCCACTTCATGTCGGGCCAGACTTCGTCGATAAAGGTCTTCAGATCGGCGTCGGAGAGCGCAAAGAAGCCGGTCTTGAACCATGACACCAACGGCTGACCGGCGGCGTCCGGCGAGGTCTCATGCTGATAGAGGACCAGCGCCTTCGGATCTGCGCCGATCGGCGGCCCGAGCACGCTCTGGTTGATCCACGCCGAGCGCGGCAGCGAGCCAAAATCCCACGCATTGAGCAGCGTGTTGTATTTGACATAGGAGTCATTCTCGGCGCTGTTTTTTGACGGGTAATACCACGCCACCTCATTGAACTGTGAATTGGGCGCAAAGCGGATCTTGTCGGTCTGCGCCTTGTTCAGGTTCTGAAAAATCACGTCCCAGATCGGACAGGGCATAGGCTCGACGCCCCCAGCGCCCAGCTTGAAAAACTGCGATTGACTCATCCAGTAAGTGACGCCAAACAGCGTGCCGCAAGCCTTCTGAGCGATCAGCCCGCAGCCGGTCGAAATCTCGTTGAAGCCGTAGATGTATGGCTGCGAAATATACTGCATCGACCACACGGCGATGTCGGTCCAGATGAGCGCCTGTTGCGAGCTTTGCAGGCAGGCGACGATCTTGGAGCCCTTGGGGATGCGATAGGATCCGGCCTGATTGGTGATGGTGGCGGTCCAGTCGTTGTAGTCATTCACGTCGCACCAACGGATCAGCAGCGGATCTTGGATGCCAGTGAAGGTCGAGCCCCATGCGACAACCTGACGCTGCGGCATGGCGAGAAAAAAACCATCGTTGACCGGCGGTGCTTGCGGAATAAGCGTCGCCAACGCCTGACCGCCGTCCGGCGTCCACTCATAAATGCCGGACACCGGGATGCCCAGCACCGCCGAATTTTCCGGGCAAACCAACAGCGTCTGCCCCCAGTTGTCGAGCGCCCAGTCTGTCGCGTTGACCTTGCTGCCGGGATTGACCGGAACGGTCACGCCAGTGCCGTAGCCGCCGCCGCCAAAGGGGCCAACGCCGTAGCCGGTCGCGCTAGTGGCTGGAGTGCCGCCAATGTTGTAAATCAACCTGATATTGCCGCCATTGATCGACGCCGTCTGCGTGGTGGCCGCTGTCGTCGGGATGGCGATCGTGAAGTCATTGACGCCTTGCACCGAATAGATGGTGTAGTCGCCAAACAGAACCACGCCGCCGACCGTGGTGGCGACGAGGACCGTAAACGTGTTTCCAACCGCATAGCCATGCGCCGCCAGATGCACGGCGGCATAGGCCGTGGCCGCTGTCGTGGTGATGGAAGGAACAGCGCCGCCCGGCGCGGCCACCGTCGTGATCGCCGGATTCGGCGCGCCGAGCAGGTTCTTGGCTATGATCTGAAATTTGCCAGCAGTGATAAAAGCGTAGATCGGATATTGGCCAAACAGGACAATGCCGCCGATCGCGACCTGCTCCGTAATGTAGACCGTGTCATAGATGGTTAAAGCTGGCGTGTTGGAGTCGATGATCGTGACAATGGGACTGCCAGCCGTGGTCGCAAAATTGACCGTGCTGTCGTCGCCCAGATAGAGCGGCGTGATGTCGAAGGGGCCACCCTCGCCCGCCTCCTCAGTTGCAGAATAAGTGACGAGGCCAGACGGGCCGGTGAGCGGCGGCGAATAGGATTCCATGCCCACCACAAACCATGAATCGGCGTCAAGATCCTCCCACGCCCACATGGCGCGTGGTGGGGACGGGATCTGGATCGGCGGGGCGTAACGTGTCCAGCCGCCGAGTTTCTCGACCAGCCCGCCACCCTGAGAATCAAATTTGAACCGGATCAGCTGGCAGTCGGAAATGCCTGACTGATTGAGGACAGGCGTTTCATTGACTTCGACGCCGGGTTTGATCTTGAAAGTCTGGTGCGGCATGTTTAGGCCCTCACCGGCGAGGCGACTGGCGCAGGCGGCTCGGAAGACCATGCCGACGCCCGGAAGCGTTTGCGCGCCTCCTCGACCATCGCGCCTTTCAGCAGCGTCTGGTATTGCTTCTCGTAATTGACCGCCATATTGGGGTCGTCACTGGCGGCGCTGAAATTGCGCTGGTATCCCGAAATATAAACCATGCTGGCCATCAGCAGCAGGTCAGGCAGGAAGGTCGAAATGAATGTGGTGCCGGTCGCCGATTGCGACGTATTGGCGTACCAAGCCAGACTGTTCATGCGCGTCGAGCCCACGATCGACAGTGAGTAGTTGATGTCCGGGTTGGGACCGATGAGGAAATTCATCCACGTGTTGCCGCTGGTCACCGGGTCGCCGCCATAAGGAGCAAAGAATTTCGGCATGCCCTTGGCGTCGCTGTCCGGGTAAACCTCTTGAATAAACTCCTTAGAGACCGGCAGCAGGCGCTTTTTGCGCGTCCCGCTGACCACCAGAATATTCTGCACCGCGACGAAATCATTCACTGAAATCGGCAGGATGTTATTGCCCGCTTGCATGAGATAGCTGTCATTGGTGGTCTGCAGCGGCATCAGGTCGAGGTCGCGCTGGATCCGCAGCTCGGCGTAATTGAGCATCTGCGGGATGAGGGCGTTGAAGTTTGGATCGACCGAACGTGTTGAGCCGCTCGACGTGTCAATGTTGATCACGGCGAGGACAGCCAAGTTCTGGATGTAGCTGTCATAGGAGAGCGGCGTTACGCCGGGCGTCGTGGTCATGGCGGCAGCTTCCTCTTAGCGGCAGCATCGTCAATATTATTGCTCGCCTTTAAGATAAAGGGCAATGCGACTGCCCAAATGCTTAGAGCGGCGACCAGCACTTTCTGGATCTGCACGATATGTTCAGGCGTGACGAGAACCCCCGGCCACTCGATGGAGCCGTTGGCGGC